CAACCATATAGTTGCAACCACTGGTGCAGATCTAAACCATTTTGTACTAAAGATTTTGAATAGTGAGTTCATTTTTTAGTGGTGTTGCTACGTGTTCTGTTTATTATTGAAATAAATTTATCACCAGCAAATGTACCACCAAGACACACATCTATATCATCACCATCTTTCCAGTTGGTTTCACCATTCATTTTGGTGTGAGTCATTGCTAATTGAATCTTTTCAATTACTTCTTGTGTTAATCTCATTTTTTAAAGACTCCGAGTTTTGCTAGAACATAGACTGTAATTATAGTCCAGAATACAATTTCTAATCCAACGTTATTCATTTTATATACTCCACTTGATACGGTGGCATCTTCATAATTTCGACCTCTAAAGGTTCATCAAGAATATTAGAGAGTTTATTATATGCTATGGCAGTGAATACTTGAGGTATAATAAATGCCACCATTGCCACTACCCAGAAGACATAGTAGTAGTTTTCTTTGTTTTGAGTCCTCATCAATAATACCTAGGATATTCAGGATTTACTTGTACTTCAATAGTATCGAAGATTCTGTTTAATGAACGAGCAAACATCCTATATCCAGAACCAACATATAATTGACCTGCTACTACAGAAAATGTTGCTACACCCCAAAAGATGTAATAAAATTTAGATTTCACTTGGTTTCTTTGTTTTTCTTTAGTAATCATTTTTCATTATGTTTATGGTCAAGTTTACCAGACATTTCATATGCATCTTTGTTTCCACCGTGTCCGTGTGCAATGCCCAGTTCATGCATTTTAGCATGTTCGTCAATCTGATCTCTAAGTCCTTCCTTTCCTTTACCAAATGTAAGATACATTCCATAAATGACTAGACCTAGAACAACTAGACCAAAGAATAAAATAAATCCCTGATCTGGTGTTAGATTTAAGTGTGGAACTATAGCGTCAGGTTGTTTCTCCCATGTGCCAGGTAAGTTATACACTGAGGGTCTTGATAAAAAAATCATAAGAAATTAAAATTTATATTAAATCTACCCCAATCGGTAGTAGTAGTTGTTGATCTATGTGGCACTGAAGGATTGAAAAACATCATTCGATTTGCTACACTATCTATTTTAGTACCATCTAAAAATTCTGTATATCCATCACACGTGTTTATAGAAAACAATGCACCATAATGACTTTTCATCTTAGGAAAATCTGTATGAAAACCATGCTGTTTGATATTTTCAGTCCATGGATAAAAATTTGCTTTAATACGTATTAAAGCAGAAATAATACCCATTTTCTTAAATTTTTTAACAAAAGATTCATAAAACATAGGAAACATATCACTCTGTTCTATATCTTCATCATATAAAATGTGAGTTCCATACCAATTCCAATAGTCGGTTTCCTCTACTATCTCCTTAGGATCCGCAACATGGTTACGTGGGAAATATGGAAATGATGCTACTTTATTGCTATTAGTAACATAATTACTAATAGTTTCAAACTCTTCTGGTGGAAGAAAGTCATCAACATATACTGGTGATGAAAAATCTATTTTTGGTATGCTCTTATAATAATCCTCTTCAGTTTGAATTAGACGCATGTTCCTCCCTAAATTGTTTTTGAAACTCTTCTACCTGATTTTGTATCTCATTAGGAATTGGAGAGACTTCATTTACAGGAACAATCATAGCAGATCCTGCATCTTCACGAGTAATTTTCCAACAAACACGTTGTGTATCTGTTAGATTCAAAATAAAGTCAAAGTGTTCTTCTGCTTGACGTTGTGTGATTACAATAGGTCCAATCATGTTACAGCATAACAATAAGTGATCATGTCAGGATCAAGAATGTCTTCGATATCCTTTACAGTTTCAGAGAAACCTTCAGAACCTTCGTTATCCCATTTCCAATTCACAGTCTTATCATACCCTTCATCATCAACGACCTTGATCGTTCTTTTTGAAAAGTTGACAAAAACGTGTGCTAGTTTAGATTCCACCATGTGACTCCATACTATAGTATCTAGTATAGCAGTCAAGAGATACCCTGTCAAGGGTTAGTTGATAAAGACTGTCTTACCAAGGATTAGTACTGCTGCCCCTGCTTCAAGAAGCATACCAGTACCACAGGTCATTGTACAAGCAAGACTTGCATTCATTATCATTGCACCTGCTACAACATTGACATTATACATTCCAGTCGTAACGTTACAGTTATATCCTGTTGTACCACATGTCAATGAATATGGTCCAAGTGGATTAGCAATAATATACCTAGGAATAGCATCAGAAGACATACCAGGTACCATAACTGTTTCAACTGAACCACCTACCATTCTACGAATACCTGTAATTGCCTTAGGAATAGGTGAAGGTGGTGTATTAATCATTTCAACTAATGAAGGTGTAATGAGATCAATAGAGTTATCTCCACTAATAATAACTTCTCCTGCAGAAATAGCTGCTTGTCCACCACTAGATTCAAAAACACTGCTAGTAAACTTACTAGAAACAGATCCTACATTAAATTCTGCACCTTGAACTTCAAACTTAGCACCAACAGTATTGATGTCAACATCAGATCCAAATTTGATTGTATGCTTTTGAACTTTTTCGTTCTTCTTATTACCTTTTTTATCTACAACTTTAGGAGCACCTTCAGCATCAAAGAAGAAACCACCACCAACTTCAATATGACAATCACCTGTAATCTTTAAGAAATAATCACCATCGACGTTTACAACATGATCACCGTCAATTTGTTTACAGTGGTCACCATGAGTTTCTTCTGTGTAATTACCAGCATATGTTGTATGGTCAGCAACTAAAGAACCAGTATCACCCTTACCACCATTTGCCGATTTTACGGAAGCATCTACTTGTCTTTCAAGTTCATCTGCATCAATGTCTGGATTTTGTTTCCTAATCTCTTTACGAGCATTGAACTTGGCATACTCGTTCTGATTTATCTTTACAGATGTTGATGTTGTTCCACTTGCTTTTTTATTTACACTTGCCTGACGACCAGGAGTTCCAACAAACATTTCATAGGAACCATCTAAGAAAGTTTTAGCGGCAGTTAAATATGGATCTGCTTCATTGAAAATATTATCAAAAAGACCACCAGATCCTGCACTACCACCACAAGTTCCTCTACTCTGTCCTCTAATTGCGTTAATTTCTGCAAGTTCTTCAGGAGTACAATGAGTAACACCAAATAAAGGATACCAACCTACCGTATCTTTACCACCATCAGGTTTACGATCACAATTACTACCAGCAAACTTAATGAACAGTTGAATCAATCCAGTAATGCTAGTAATACCTTTCTTAAGAAGATCAGTTCCTGCTTCAAAAATTTCACTACCTGCTTTCCATGCATCAATAATTTCTTTTGCTTTACCAATACCATCTACGATTGATGATACTGTATCAACAATACCTAAAACTTGATCAAGAAGTCTTTGAACTTGACAGATAACACCATCGATTGCTGCTTGAACACCCTGCATAACCATGGTTGCTTTATCAATCAACCCATCAAGAAAACTTTCAAGATATCCAACAATACTTCCTATAGGATCTGAAATAAAACTAAGTAACTTACTATCAATATTACAAAGAGATGAAAGAATCGCTTTAACTGCTGCTTGAATTGCTGTAAACACAACAAATGGTACACCAGTTGCACCACCAAGAAGATTAACCAACTCTAATTGTTCGGCAAGATTAGCAAGTGCTTGACGCATTGCAGCAACTACTTGAGCGAATACACCACTCAAGAAATTTTGAAGTCTTACCGTAAGTTGTTTTGCACTAACTAACTTACCAGTAACAACATCTAAGAACTCACCATCCTCTGCACGAATCAAAGAACCAGCATGATCTGCAAGATCTTCTACAAGATATGATAACTTATACTCTAACGTCTTCCAAGGACCACCAACACCATTAGCAGCAGGAATAGGTTTATCTGGATTTCTTGGTTTGATGGGATTACCAGCACTACCATTCATCACAGTTCCTATATTATTAGGAGAACCACTACCAGAAATAGCAGCACTCTGATTCTCACCCTTTTGGTTAGGAAGATCTACAGTGTTAGCAATATTTGCCCTATGAAATCCTTCCTCCTTTGTCGCTGCCATACTTGAGTTAGGATTGCCAGGTGTCATTGTGGTCATATTGGGACCAACGCCAGGTTCCATGTTCTCACCAGTAAAGGCAAATACTTTCTTCTCCTGTGACTCTGCAGATTTCTTAACTCTCATAACACCAATAACTATTGGCATTTGAGCAGACTCTCCATCCATGAAGAAACCCATAACAATAGCACCAGGTTGCAGTTGACCAGAACTTTCACCCTGACCATCATTTCCTGGTTGGCATGTATGTTGTAATACTGTTGCCCATGGAAGATTTTCTGTAGGAAGATCTGCTGTCGTCCCACCTCTTACATTAGTATAATATCCAAGCACACGAACTCTAACCCTACCTAACTCCATAGGGTCTTCATTATCTTCAACTTCACCAACCCACCAGAAAAATCCGTCTTTCCCTACAAAGTTTACGGCAGGTTCATTAGTAATTCCTTCAATTGATGACATCGTATACTTTTATCCTTACGATTTATTTATTACATTCGTGTCAAAGAGAATTTCATTGATGTAATCTTCTGCCCATTGGGGATCGAACCATTGACTCAAAACTGCTTTAGTCTTTTTATTCTTTCTTTGTTGTTTACAATAATAAATCTGATCATCAATCCTCTTCATAGTATTGATCCATTCCATATCAAACTCAGAATTTTCTACTATACCTTTATAGAGTTGAATAGATTCTTTAATTAGATTCATATACATTTCTCTTTCTTCATCCGTTCTAATACGCATAAACTTACATCCTTGTGAGAAAACCTCATCAGTCCATAAAGGTAAGACTCTATTCTCTTTAAACTTATACTTGTATGCTATGTCTTTATATACATCCACATATTTTTGAGTTCCAAACACAGGTGATATATCAACAATTGCTGCAGTAACTGCATTAGGAGTTTCTACAATATCAGCACCAAAAATAGGTATAGGATAATCAGGAATAGGATATAATACACAATGCATTACAGAAATATTTTCCGTGTATCCAGTTTCCAAATGCATCTTTCTAAGTTTCTTACTCTGATGCATTTCATTGATAATGAATACATTATCATTTTCCACAATAGGATATTTGTTTTCCATATGTGTAACATCAGGAAAACTTTTTAATTCTTCTCTCAAGTAGTTGGCAACTTCAATTGAAAGACGAACCCATGGTTTTATATACTTTCCCGAATCCATAATTAAACCCTAACAAACTTATATATTTCATCTGCACCCCAAACAATCCTACCTTTAGAGTCTAAGAATTTATCTCTCATAAAAAGTTTAGTGCCATACACAGCAAGTTCAGCATGAATATTATCAGTATCAAACTGACCCATCCATACTGTACCATCAAATTTTAATACCATATCACATTCTTTATTGCGAGTTAAACCACTATAGGTTCCACCCCAATGTTCTAAAATAACTTCTTTATCCGATACTTCTACTAATTTCTTGTAAGTTTTTAAATACGGATCATCAGATTTTTTTCTACCCCAATGAATAGAATTTATAAACTCACCGTTTTGCTCCCACTTAACAGTTACAGATTTATATAAAGTAGGAGCTGATTGTGCTTGATGTTTATTAGACCAAGTTCCAAGTAACCATGATAAAAAGTTTGTCATCAATCGTCATATACTAAGCACTCTGGCTCGTCTGGATGCTGGTCACACCATAGTTCTATTGTGTTGGGATCGTGATGATCTCCTGCTTTAATCTCTGCTGCATGATGAGAAGCATAATCTTCTAGGTCATGAAGTTCGCCTTCAATATGGCGACGCATCTGAGGATTAGTTGTAGGATCTTGTAAGATCTCTTGGTCTTTATTGATGTGGTCTTCTATGGTTTTCATAGTGCCTCCTTGATACACTAGTATTTATGGGCATTACGAAGATTTCCTTGGTATCGAATCCTTCAATAATAATGCTTCAGTAGTCATATTACTACCAACAATCTTATGTGTCAACCCACCAATAACATATCTTCCACTATATTTTCTATCTATATCCGTGGTAGAATTCCTCTTATATGTTGCAGGTATAATTACCTGCATTCCTGATCCTGCATACAGATCAAGATTACCAGGAAATTTAATCATTAACTTAATATTCTTTAAAGACTCAAACCTCATCCATTGGTATGCCTGAAGTTCTACCAACTCTTCATAATTTTTTTGAGGATTATCTTGAAATTTTGGATCAAAAATTTGATTTGATAGAGCAGTATATCTTGTACGTCTTGGATACTGAGTAATTTGTTTAATGTTATCATCCAATTGTGATAATGGATTGACTGCTTTACTCTCATCCAAATGTGACATCTTTGGCCACATCGCATCTATACCATAACGGTAAGCATTCACTGACATATCTGTACTCAATCCCATCTTAGATTGTGTTACAGTAACAGGATCAAAACCCATACTAAATCCTGCCCAAGCACCATTACGCAATCCAGTTAGGAAGTCTCTCTCTTCTGGAAATACTATAGTCTCAATTTTAAATTGATCAGATGAATCTGAACCAGATGATTTTGTTGAATAAACATAGGTGTACAACTTAGTCGTACCTGTAGTAAAATTACTGTCTGACTCAGTTTGATTGTTTACATTATCAATAATTTTATCAATAGACTTAAAATTAAGACCTAAACCATTTTCCCAAAAAATAAATCCATTTTGAAGAGTACCACCCTTTCTTGCTTTTCGTGTTGACCTTTGTGCAAGCCAATAGATACAATCATATGGTCTCCAATTTGTTGCTATAAACTGCTGTTTGTTTGTAGATTCTTCAATATAAATCTTCTTTTGAGTTTTTATATACCTTTGATCTGTCTTCAAAATTTGCTCTACAATCTCAGAAGATGATGTGGAATTAAATATAACTTGACTATTTCCAAATACGTTAGTAATCTCATTCTGGAAAAATTCATCACTAGCACAATTAACAATAAATGAATCTGCAGTATTCATTCTTGTTCTTGCCTCAATATTATATGCTCGAACATAATAAACTCTGTCAAGAATTGTTCCTCTAATTACAATTCTAAACTGTTCAGATCCAGTCATAGCACCTATAAATCCAGAACCATCATTAAAGAGAAGTTGTACCTCTATGGTTGATGAAGTAATACTTTCATAGATTTCAATACCCGTAATGAAATCGTAGATGTCATCATTGCCGTCAGAACTTTGAAGTTTTTGACCATTCCTAAAGACGTTGACTCTTACATCAACATCCCCCGATTCATTTCTTCTAATTGTCATCTGACTAAACCTCTCAAAGGATTAAGGTTAGATTGTAAAGTAGATGCGATAGATCCGACTCCACCAGAACTACTTGGAAGCAATGTCGGATTACCTCCACCTGTTTGTCCTGCCACTGATGCTAACGCTGTTTGTGCTGCTTGGATTGCTTGAGTATTTACCCCATTTTGGTGAGCAACTGCTGCCATAACTTCCTTAATCATTTCTTGACTTCTCTCAGCTACCTGACGACGTGCATTATTTCTTTCTTTTGTCTGTTGCTCTAGTCTTTTCTGTTGCCTTGCTTGTTGGAATTGAGCTGACCTGGTGTCACTACCTGATGCGATTTTGTTATCTCCTGGTTTCTGTCCACCACCCCTCTCTTGGTTTCCAAATAGATTTCCCATTCCCATTTTTTGTGATTCTAGAGATCCTTGTTTATTTGTCCCTTTACCACTATCTCCACGAGAACCCTCACGAGCACCTTCACCTATATGTCCATGAAGACTATTACCACCAGCATATTCTTTACCAGCTTCTGATAAAATCGGTGTAGTACCTGATTTAGCACCAACATACTTAAAGTGAGCACTATCAGGATTATGGTTGTAAACATATTGCCAACCAAAACGTTTACCATTTGCTTTCAACCATTGATATCCTTCACCATTAATATCAAGTGCTTCACCATATAGATGATATGACTCAGGATCTCCACCAATTTCCTTGTTCTTAGATTTACTTCTACCAGAACTTGCAACAAATGATCCTAAGTCGATTCCAGAATCTCTCATTGCTGCAGCAAACATTTGTGCTGCTGGTTCTGAGAATACTAAAGGTCTACCACTTTGATCCCTTGTTCCTGCAACAGTAAATCCAGAACCTGTATCAGGATGTGATGCGGGTTTGACAGCCTTTACTTTATTTTGTGTTTTTGTCTTCTTATCACTCTCATCTGTTTTACCAAATATACTCTTAATACCACCCATAAATTTTGAGAAGATATTACCAGTCTGTCTTCTTCCCGAACCACTATTAGATGAAGACTTAGGAGTTTTATCTTTCATATTACTAATATCAAATCCACCAACTTTTAATGCTCTGATCATTCCTTCACTATACTTGTCAGTAGTATATCCTTTTTTAATATTTTCAGGATCTGCATTGGGTGAATATGCTGGTGCAACTGAAGCAATACCATCTAAAATATTACCAAAAGCATTATAGTTTCCAGGATGATTAGTAACATCATGCCAAAGTTTAATATTATCGCCTACTGCACGGGATAGAGTGTCATATTTTGACCAACCTACTTTAAAACCCTTTCTAATAATAGTACCAAATCCTCTGTCACCAGTTTGACCGAAAGCATTAGTTCTGTTTGTGGCATTATAAACACTATTAATCCTAGGATCTAGATAGTTTGATTCGTGCATTGCCTGAGCAGCAACAATTTCAGGGTATTTTGCTCCTCCCGCTAGTTTTGCTAGATTATATACATGATCAAATGCAGCTTTTTGCGAAAGTATCATATCTTTTGGTAAAGTTCCTCCTTTACTAAAACCATCTAAGTCAAATCCTAGTCTCTTACCCTCATTTATCCTCCTTTCTGTTAGGTTTGGTTGTGTTTTTGTTCCAGGAGTATCAAAAGGAACGATGAAAGCTCCCCCATCGCTCTTTCTAGCAACGTACTCAGTTCCATGTCCGATGAACGAAGTGGATCTCCCTCCATCCAATGAAACTCCATATCCTGATTGTGGTCCACTAATCCATCCTCCTTGTGCAAATGAAGGTAATAAACCTCCAGTAGATTTGAATAGATTAGTTAACCAATTACCTTCAGACATATCATCTGAAGTTGTATTAGTATCCGTAGAAGAGATACTGTTCCCTATTTTGAATAGATTAGTTAACCAATTACCTTCCTTCTTATCATCTGGAGTTATATCAGTATCCGTATTTATTTGGATATTAACATTCTCACCTAAAGTAAAGTCTAACGCACCTGTGAGACTACCATCCTTATCAAGGGTTACGTTTCCACTATCACCTAAGGTTATACTTGCTTGATCAACTCCTGCATATTCTTCAGACCCGTCATCTCTTGGATCTGGTCTTCCACCCCTTCCATCTTCCTTCATGTATTCATAAAGTTTATATCCACCATAAGCAGTTGCTGCAATTAATCCAAGTGCTCCAGCTCTACCTAGTAATCCCCTTCTACCTCTAATTAGATTATTATGAAGGAAGATGAGTACATTACCAAAATCTGTAATAATTCTAGTTGGATTACTCAACCAACGAAGACCTAACAATAAAGTTCCAAGTCCAGTTAATCCTTGTACAAGTCCTCCTATTCTTTCCCAAGGAGCAGAGGTATCTGATAGTAACTTATATAATCCTTCAATAGTATTAACAACACCAAATTCTGCGACTTTAAAGATGAACGTTAGCAACTTAGAAAGGGTTTCGATCATCCTTGATATTTTTTCTCTGTTCGCAGGATCAGATAACCATTTCAAAGCAGGAATAATAATCGCTGCTTTAATCAGTCCACTCAACATCTTAAATAGACCTTCTAACCAATTAGGTTTTTTTACTAAAGCAGCAGGACTAAATCCAGCAAAAGGTTTCCTCTTTTTTGTTTTTGTAAATGTTGCTTCAAAATCCTTTAAAGATTTCCTTGAAAGTACTAACTTTTCAAGTTGAATCTTTTTAAAATCTTTAACGATTACTGCAATAGAGTTTACAGTTGCACCCAAATTATTGATAGCGGCAGTATTCGAAATAATGGGTTTCAACTCCATTTTCGTTTTTGCACTAACATTAGGTACCTTTACTTGTACAAATTTATAGAAATTAATTTTTGAATTCTTTTTTATAGTTGCCATTAGGATCCCTTCGCTCTCTCAAGTAAAGAATTAGGTGCAGTTACTATTATTTGGGTACCACCCCCAGTATTTATTGCTACTGCTTGAGGAATAGTAACGATCTTTTCAATAATCGTGGGAATAGGAATAAACTCCATAGCTTGTTCCATAGCATATTCAGCAGAGATACCTCCCTCGGTTAGTGCTTGCTGATGTGCTGACTTTACTGCACCAAGCACTTTAGGATCGATACCCATCTCTGCTGCAATTTGTGTCATAGCAGTAATTTTATCACCACCACCAAATAAACCAGTAACTGCCTTAAGAAGTCCTCCCATACCTTGCTGTTCTGCAATATTACTAATCAAACCCATAGGATCTTGCCTAAATGAGTCTATCATTGCCATCCCCTTTGTAACCGCCGCACCCATTTCAGGATTGAAAGCACTTAAAGCACCACCATAGTTACCACTCATAATATCAGAAGCAATACCACCCCACTTAGGATTAAACGTATTTAAAGCACCCATATAGTCGCCACCCAGAACTTGCTGTCCAATTTGTCCCCATTTGGAACCCATGAAATTATTAAATCCACTGGTTAAGGTACTCCATGCATTAGCACCGCTATGATACATATTTGCCAAACCTTGACCAAAACCACTAAATCGTAAGTTCTGCAACCATTGAGGTTGACTGATAGCATTAACTGTATTGATATTAGCAAAGGCACCCAATCCACTTAGTCCAGCAGAAAGAGCACCCATAATATTACCCTGCGATAAAGAACTAATACCATTAATCACTGCCATTGGTATTTGCATACCAGGAATGAATGATAATGCAGTACTTATTATAGGATTACTAGTTACTTTATTAACAACATTAGTTACACCATTCCATATACCACTACCAATTTTCTTTATACTTCTGAAGAAACCACCAATGCCGTATTCTGGAAGTTCTCCACCCTGTTCAAAAGGCCACCAACCTTTCTTTTTCTTCTTTTCAGGTTTTTTCTTAGAGAAAAGACCAGACCACCAATTTGTCTTCTTCTTTTCAGGTTGTTTTTTCTCTTCCTTCTTACTACCAAATAGATTACTAAACCAATTACCCTTCTTTTCTTCCTTCTTCTTCTCTTTCTTCTCCTCCTTCTTACCAAATAGATTACTAAACCAATTACCTGACTTCTTCTTTTCTTCTTTCTTTATCTCTTTGTTTGCTTGCTCCTTGTCATTCTTAAATAAATTAGTAAACCAATTATCATTCTTCTTTTGCGGTGATTTAGAGGTTTCATATTTTGAAAATAAACCACTAATATCTCTATTTTCTGTAAGAGATCTAGCATAATCAAGTTGATGTTGCAACCTTTCTTGCTGCACATTGTCCAATTGATTTCGTGTCCCTAAATTTAACTTTCCCCACCAAGATTGTTCTGCTCTTAGTTTTTGACGTGCCTCTAATTCATTTTCATAGTATTTTACAGTTGCTTCACTACCAGTTTTTAAGAATCTTTCATCTACAGCATTTTCAAGTTTCTTATCAACATACCTTCCCATTGGATCAGTAATAACAGCGTCTACGATCTCAGTAATTGCCCAGTCAATACCAGCATAAGCAACACCACCTTTTATAAGGTTACCACCACCTCGTATAAGACCACCAGGTTTAAACTTTGTTATAAGATTCCTACCTTTAGTCCAGAAATTAGACTTAAGTCCACCTTGACCCTGTGTTACATTACTACCGCTGAATATTTTACTAAAGAAATTACTTGATTTACCACCCACCCCTTGTGTTATCTTAGTGGGATCAGCTTTGCTTTTGAATAAATTCTTAAACCAATTACCTTTTACACCACCAGTACCTGTAGTAACTTGAGGTTTGCCCTTGAATAGTTTAGTAAACCAATTACCTTTTGCGGCACCACCTGATCCAGTAGTTATGTCAGGTTTACCTCTGAATAGTTTAGTAAACCAATTACCTTTACTACCTTTACCACCAAAAGTTATATTAGGTTTTTGCCCAAGGAATTTTTTAGTCTTTCTTAAAAATTCTCTAATTCCTCTAAATGGTCCTGTTGATCTTCCTCCACTTGTAGTGATTTTAGGTCTTAATCTTCGACCAGGTTTGCTTCCTGGTCTTTGATTTGGGTTATAATTTCTATTTCTGTTTCTATTTCTGTTTCTATTTTTACCACCTTTACCTTTGCCTTTACCATCTCCACCAGTAAGTAAATCGACTAGTGCTAGAATATCAGTAATAATACTGAAAGGGTTCATCAGGTATTTCAACCCGATCAAACCCTTCATTATAGATCCAAGACCACCTAACCTTTGTATAAATGTCCCATTAGGATCCGTTAAAGAAGAAAATCCTTCTAGAATATTGTCAGTAAATCCTGCTGCCCAACCAAATAGTTTTTTAAAGACAAAATGCGTCTTCTCTAGAAAATCTGATAACTTCTCAATATTAGCAGGATCTCCTACCCATTCAAGTACTTCCTTTGTGATAGCAATTCTAGCTATAAAACCAAGAAATTTTCCAATCGGTGCTAAGAATTTTTCTATCCAACTAAGACCACCCTTAGCAATCTTTAAAGATGTTTTGCTTAATTTAGGTTTTTTATTTTTTGCTGCCTTCTTATTTTCTAGTGCTTCTTCTGTAGCCTGATCTAATTCTCTTCTATCTCTACGACGTTCTGCTTTTGCTCTTAACTTATCATTCTTAATTTGACGGATTGAAATCCTTTCTATATCACTAACAAGCGTTCCTATTGAGGAAATTGTACCTCCTAGTCTATTCAACGCTAAGGTTTGTTTTCTAGCAGCAGCAACTGTTGGAGATTTCAGATTTGAAACTCCAGGATTTACAAATTTGTATACTTGTAATTTAGCCACCAGATGCTTGTTGCTCCTTCATTCTACGTTCCTCTTCTTTGAGGAAATTGACTAACATATTCACATAAATCTCCTTTTCCCATGGCATCAGATTATCGATATGAGCGATATCCCATTTATGGTGATGCATTAAGGAAAAGTTTCCTTCATAATAAGACTGTAGATTGGTGTGAAGAAGAGCTATTCGAAAAAACTCGCTAGACCCTCCAGTACAACCTCACTCTCAACTCCAGTATTAGGATTAGTAATCTTAATAGTATGAGTTAATTTAGGCATTTTTTCAAAAAATTCCTGTATCATCATGAATTGCTTGCTATTCATTTGATCAAAAAATTCTATTAGTTCTTTTTTAGGAACAGTAGAACAATCATAAACTTGATTAGCATCACTAATTGATTCTACACAACTAGCTGCCATATCAAAAACTTGGTCAACCTCAGCACCCTCACCAAAGTTCATAGCAACGAATGTTTCAATAGTGGGGTATCCCATTGTAATAGCAACGTCATCAGAAATTTTAAGATCCTTTTTATGACCTCTAGTTTTCTTGACTTTAATTTCGTCTAAAGGAATAGAAACTGATACAGTAGTTTCATTATCATCAGGACAAGTTACATTGACATCTACACTTTCACCAACAGATTTTGTACGAATCTGCAAGAAAACGAATTCGATATCAAATGTAGCAAGTTTTTCTACATCTGTAATGTCTGTACAATCTTTGATGATATCTTTGATTGCAGAAACAATAACGTTTTGATCACCATCTTCAGTAGCTAAGAGAAGGACTTTCTCCTCCTTTACAAGAAATGGTCTAAAATTCACAGTTCTACCGTCTGAGGGTAGTTTCAATTTGTACTTAGGTACACTAATCTTAGGTAATGCCATAGATATTCACATCAGTACATTTATTTAGGCGATACCAGTGAGGGTCAATGCTGCGTTAACGATAGTACTCAAGACTGATGTATTATTGGAAGTTGTATTAGAAGTATAATCATCTAGTGTTCCTCCAACAGTCATATATTGAATTGTATTAGAGTCAAACTGATCAGCAGTATAGAAACGATATCTCTCATAATAAAAACCAACACTCAAAGTCATTGTCTGAGCATTAGAGTTATTCAACTGAACCGAACCGATATTATATGGATATAAATTTTGAAGTTCCCAAGCAGCAGTTAATTGGTACTTTCTTGCCAATAATATATCTGCGTTTCCACTTTCTCTTATAGCATTAATTAACTCAGGATCACTAACTGCTAAACCTCCACCACCTCTTTCCCACTTATAAATCATCATTTTCTTACAAACATAATCATCATAATATCTTGTATATTGCTCACTATCACTTGCCATCATAGTTGTCCATCTCTCAAAGAAGTTTCTTGAATATTGAGAACGTGGCATTCTAAAGTTTATACTAATCTGACTATATGCTGTATTTGTTGCATACTTAAATGGTGATCCAACATAAGGAGTTTGTGAAGTAGTAATCTGTTTACTTGGAAGATTTACAGTATCAGCATAGTAATCAAGTAACCAACTCAAATCATTAGATTCTTGATTAACATCGAATGCTCTTGCTGGTGGGTTTTCTTGTATTGGTCCCACAAAATAAAAAGAGGTTTGTGCAGCTGGGGTTTGCAGCATCTTCGGTGACGTAAATCTTACCGAAAATAAATTACTAAAACTAGGAGCATTATCTTTACCCTTTGTTTTAGCTATAAATTGTTTGAATGACGGGTATCTTGCGAAATCTGGTGTAGGGATTGCCATTAGATTTTAAGTTCCTTTTCTGTGACTACCATAAATTCCCAACCGTGATCTTTACAAAACTCAGTCGCTGCTTTAAACTTTGCTTGATTTACAGCATAAGTCATAACTTCACTTATATATTTTTTAGTGTTTCGCTTTTGAGTTTTAGGTTCCTTGGTTTGATATGCTGGTTTAACTTCTGCAATATATTTCTTATTTCCTACTTTAACGTAGAAATCTGGAAAATATCTATGTCGTTTACCATCAACAGGACTAATATAAGGTATAATAATCTCTTCACTTGCCCACTCTTCTACAGAAGCGTTGGATTCACACCATTGCATAAATTTATACTCCCATGAGGAGCGATATACCACGTTTCGTGGATCACCTTTGTATTTCCTGGGATTGGAAACACGATACTTACCTCGATATCTCATAAATACATACAGGTCACGTAGTATTTAGGTAGAAAATTGACAATATATCGCTACCCCTTAAATCCACCTGTAACGGGAAACACTTCTGTAGATAATCCTACACAGACAGTTGACTATGTAATGTTTCAGAGAAAAAGAATTCAGTATGATGATAGTAATGGTTCAAATTACTATGGTTTAAACATTCCTAGCAATAACGTTGCATTTAATAATAATCCTAATCGTTGCTATATCGCAATGCCTCAGAATCTCTCAACTCAATATCAACCAACATATCGTCAAGTTGATGTAGGAGTTGCTGGAGTAGCAGCGGCTACTGGATTGGGTGTTAGTGATTATGATCAAGCTGCTGCAGCATTAGCAACAGCTGCACAACAAGCATTACCAGAATTCGCAACTGGTACACTGTCATCAATTGCTCAAGGTGCTTCACAATTTTTAGGATTAGCAGGTAATTTTAGTGCAAATGATATATTGGCATTATCTAAAGGAAAGGTTTTCAACCCTTACACTGAGCAATTATATAGTAATATGCAGTTTAGAAATCACTTGTTCTCATTTAAGTTTTTTGCTCGTGATGATAGAGAATCTAGGGAAATTAATCGTATTATCAAATATCTGAAAAAAGGTGCTTTACCGATATATGGAGCAACAGGTGGAGGAACTGGTATTCTTAATGATGATGATGCTAGAGATCAGGATGATAATTCTATTAGTGCTCAAGGATTCATTGATAAATTAGATGAAAACCTGAATAGCGTAGGAGCTGCCCGATTCTTCGAAGTTCCAGACAAATTTGATATTAAATTTATTCGTTTAAATCCTAATGCAGATGGTCAAATTACAAGTCAAGATCTTCATTATAAAGTACATACATCTGTGTGTACTGGAATTGATGTAAATTACACTCCAGACGGTCAATATAATGCTGTCAAAGGTGGAATAACTAGTGTTGCATCAAATTCACCATTACAAGTTCCTGCAGTTACCGTGAATTGTAGATTTACAGAAACTCAACTTGTAACACAAGGACAAATCGATCAGGGGTACTAAAATGTCAGGATATTTTTCTTATTTTCCTAATGTATACGTTGGTGAGGGTGTCGCAGATGATGAGGCATTCAAATATCGGTTAGTTAAAAATATTTTTAGAAAAATTAGAGCAAGACCCGATTTAGATCAATATACAACTCTTTTTGAATCATATTCAATTAAACCTGGTGAAACTCCTGCTATAATAGCATCTAAATTTTTTGATGACCCTAAGTTAGATTGGGCAATTCTCTTAATTAATGACATCATTGACGTATATGAAGAGTGGCCAAAGGAGCAACAACAATTATTAGATTACGTAGATGAAGTCTATACCTCCGATAGAAGAGATGATATTCATCATTGGGAAACTAATGAAGTTATACTTGATAATGGTACAATAATTATCAAAGAAGGTATTGAAGTAACTGCAGACTGGAGAACTATACTACCTGATGGTACAATGAAAACTGCAGAGGAATCAATATATCAAGTAACTAATTATGAGCATGAATATTTTAAAAATGAAATAAAAAGACAAATTTTACTTCCAGTTTCTAATATGATGAATATCATGATTGAAGAGTTCGAAGACTTAGTTGCATATGAACCTCATAACGAACTTGATGAAGCAAATAACAAAAAAACAATATTAAATATTACCTCTAGATTTTTAAATAACACAGGATCTGTTAGTTTTGCTAGTGCAGTTCGTTCTACAGTTTCTGGAGATAAAGTTACCTTTGATGATGGACCTGGTAACGTTAATACTGCGAGTACTTTATCATTAAGTGCTGGAGTCAGTACAGCAGTAACTACAAGTACATCAAGCACAACAAGTAGTAGTAGTAGTTCTTCTTCAAGTTCTAGCAGTAGTTCTTCTTCTAGCAGTTCTTCTAGCAGCAGTAGTTCTGGATCTTCTGGATCTTCTGGTGGCGGTTACGGCGGCGGTTACTAAAAAACCCTACAGGCAAAAAAATACCCCGAATTTTTTTCGGGGTATATTGGTAATTAAAAGTCGAATTATATATCAACCTCCATCAATATCACAACCTATTACACTACCACTAACAATTCCAAGAGGGATTGCCCACCAACGTCCATCTCCTTGAGATATTGCTGCGGCAGCTCCACCACCTAAGATACCACCAAGGATTGCTCCTTCACTACACTCATTACCATCAGGTGATGGTTCTCTTTGAAAGATAGGTCTTGATGGTCTTGGATGATTGCATGGTACTTCAACAGTATCATGCCATGATTTAACATATCCTGGACGATTTGCTGTGCCAGGAATATACTCTTCTCTATACTCTTGCCTTGTGCATGTACTAGATGAAGAATATCCTGGTTGATAACTATTATTCGTTCTCCACCAAGGCACTACTGGTGCTGGTTCTCTTCTTACTCCTCTATATTCGTGAGGAGTAGAACTTGATGCTGTTGTAATTAATCTATCAACCCAATTTCTAGAGGGAGCATCATCATATGCTTGACGATTACTACGATCACCAATACTCTCTGCACCAACAGGGGCAATTAGGAATGGTAGTAACAACAGAGGTAATGCTTTCATTTTAATCCTTTTTTATATGTATATTATAGCATAAAAAAGGGGGGTATGTAACCCCCTTTGTGACAGTTTCCTATTTGGTTTCTAGTATTGCTTCTTTAATCACCGTCTTTAATTGTCTTAGTTTCTTTTTACCAAGACCAGCACGTGTATCTATCTGAACCTTCAACCAATATACGAATGCAAGTACCAGTATAAACTGGATACCTTCACCCCATGACAGGTTCCATGCTTCATTAAGATCTAATGATGCTGCTGCCATGTAATTTCCAAATTCAGTCATTGTTTAATCTTCACCTGCAAGTTTAGCAAAGTATGAGAGAGTGTCTTCAGAATCCTCAACAGGAGACGAAGCAACTGCACTCTCACGAAGACCATTAAGGTCGGTATCATTGAAACCACCAGAAGGTTTTGGTTCATACTCCTCACTATCCACACCAAGGTTAGGACGTACAGGTGCAGCACCTTTACCGAGAACTAAATTCAAACGTGCTTTAAGTGCATCATATGACTTGAAGTTCTTAGTGTCTTCAAACTCTGCAAGAGAGTAACCCTCTTTCCAGATAGACTCTAGTTTATCATCATCGAAGTTACCTAGAGTACTAGGTGCAGCGAATTCAGACTTATCATAGTTCCAGTAACCATCAACCTTGCGGATCTTCAATTTAAAGTCAGCACCCTTCCAGAAATTGAAAGGATCAACAGGAGACTCGTCTGCAAATGCAGGTTGCATTGCTTCTACAAGTTTATCAAAGATCTTCTTACCAAACTTATAAAGGAAGACACGACCCTCATTCTCAGGATGGGCAGGGTCTTGAACAACATAAATGTTGCTGTAGTAGGAGAGTTTGCGTTTTTGAGCACGGGCGACCTCCTTATCGCTATTACGTCCACTGTTCCAAAGTTCTCTGTTTAGTTCCCCAACAGGATCATCCTTACCAAGAGTGGTGAGAGAGTTCTCAATATACCACTGTCCACCAGGACCTTTGAAGGCATGACTCCAAACTTTTGCCCAAGGCATATCTTCTCCATCGGGAGCAGAAAGGAATCGGATGACTGCGTAACCGTTACCAGACTTATCTAGTTCAGGTTTCCAGAAACGCTCGTCGGCAGAAGAACCAGCAGCAGGCTGATTCAATTTATCAATCTCTCTGGATAGTTTTGCAAAAGTATCACCCTTAGATGATGCCTTTTTGAGAGAGGCAAATGACATTTCGTATTCTCCGTATTTTGTAGTGTGTTTTGTTTTGCTACTGTTTAATCGTAGCATACTATTTAGGTCTCGTCAACCCTCACGTCTTGCAGTTGCTTCGAGTGTTGAGATCATAGCATCCATGCATTCCAGAAGGTCTTTGTACCCAAAAGCATTGGACAATTCATTAATCCTTGTTTTCATGTCTGCTGCTTCCTTGTCCTCTGATGCAGCAAGGCATAGTCTACCATAAAAAGTCTTTTGTTTATCAATCAAGTTTTTACAATCTTCAATATGTTCTAATCTATCTTGCCTACTCATCATAGAAAGTTGTGCTGTCATCGCTGCAACTTCTTGATAGGTATTAAAGATGTCTTGTAGATTGTCTTGTACTTGTTCTGAACTGAAAAATTTACTCATTTTACAATGGTAATACTCCTTTGGATCTTTTTTTCATGTAATTTAAACGCTCTGCTTCATGTCGCAAGCGTTCTTTGAGTGGTTTAGACATTAGTTTAGGAACAGTTTCAATCTCAATTTCATTCTCTTGGCAATAAGTTACTACTGCTTCAATGTATGAGATGAGACCGTTGCTACGTTTCACTAAAACTTCAATTTCTTGAGAGAATTTAGTGGGTGTTAAAAACTTGTCCTCAAGTTCTTTTTCAGGCATTCGTTCTTCCCCTAACAAATTCTTCAATGTAGGATTTGAGTAATTGTAAATAGTCATCAAGATTGTACTTCTGAAATACTTGAACAGATCCCTCTTCAGTTGCGATAAGTGTGACAATTTTCTTCACCTCCAAACCTGAACGCTCAAGGAACATCGCTGCGTAAGCAGTTTCTTGAACAAAATAATGTTCAACCCAATCTTCCTTTTTTTCTTTTGTTGAAGTTTTAAAATCGATTACTGCCAACTCACCGTCAAACTCAGCAATGCAGTCTACACGACCAGCAAGACCAAGGTAATGAGAGTATAGAAAAGTCTCTAAACAATGAATGTTATTGATACGATTTAACGTAGACTTTGCTAACTGAAACATTCTAACAGATAATGGATTATTTTCCAAGTATTTGTTTGTATCCAATTCACCTTTGAAATAATCTTCAGTAATAGAATGAAATGCTGTGCCTCTTTGTGTTGCTCTAGCAGTAATTCGATTCGCTTCTGTTTCACCAATTTTAGTTCTCCATTTCTGGAAGAACTTAGCGTTCTTAAACGATGTGATAGAAGTTACACTCGGATAATATTTATCTGCACCAGGAATAGGATAGAATCTAGTTCCGTTACGGTCAATAGCATCAACCTCAACATGTTCTTTGAGATCGGTATCAATAAATTTAAACATTAAAAACCTAGATTATACTTGGTAAGAAGATAAGATTTGACCAGTCCAGACCTCACAATATCATCAATACTAAACTCAACGCAAGTAAACTCACGCATTTGTTGAAGTATATTAATGAAGTTTGAGATACCAGACTTCTCATACTCTCTAGTGAGATCAGTTTGAGTGATGTCACCACAGAACATAATCTTAGAATCTTGACCAACTCTTGTTATTATACTATCAAGTTCATGATAATTCAAGTTACTAAATTCATCTACTATAACAATAGCATTATCAAGAGTAACACCACGAATAAAACTTGTAGACCAGAAACTTATTGTTTCTTGAGCACGAAGATTTTCATAGAGCATCTGAAAAGAGTTGTCGTCAGGCATACTGAACATATATCTAACCATATTTTTATATGGAATCTGATATAGTGCAGACTTATCTTCATGGTCACCAGGTAGGAAACCAATCTCTCTAGTAGGAACTAGAGACCTGACAATGTATATCTTATCATAAGGTGTGCTTTCGTCAAGTACTTCTTTCAAAGCAAGATACAGTGTAATAAAAGTCTTACCTGTACCTGCAGCACCATGTAACAGAAGGTTCTGTCCTTCTGCATACTTCTCAAACACTATCTCTTGATTAGGAGTCAGTGGATTAACAGGAACCATGTAAGATGAATCAATAGGTTTCTTTCGTTTCATCATTTTCTTTGACATGGGTTGGAGTGGTGCAGTACCGTTACCGTTACCATTAATTTTTTTTCGTGCTCTTGCCATAATTTAAGTAAAACGACTCAAGTTTGATCGAGGGTGTGCTGCTTGGACTTTGGACATGACTTCTTTGAAACCATCATCAGCTTTAGGTTTGCCATACATATGACCACCTATACCTGCATTCCAATCTTTATCCCAGTCGGGATTGTCTTTACGCCACTGATCATAATCTTTCATTGACATAGAGAGTTCTTTTTTCTCTCCAGTGTTCTTATTTAGAACAGGGTAGGTGGGCATTCAAGTTTCCTCTTTTTGTTGTTGTTCTTCTTGCTTAATACGCCATCTATATTGTTTGGCATATTTAACTTCCTCCTCAGTATACCAGTCTGGGTGCTTTTTTGCAAGTTTTATAATTTTCTTCGCTGCTTTCTTATCATTCAAAATTAACTAAGCATTTGTACTAACCAACTATTTAGATCACTCAATCCTTAAACATGGTTGGATATCCTCCCAATTAGTATAGCGACAAGGACATTCATCATCTTCCTCAGGACACCACCCAAGTGCCTCAGCAATGATTGGGAACTGACAGGTGAAATGATCTTTAACAAGGAGTGCAATCTCTTGGTGCTCCTTCTGGGTGCCATTGGAAGAACGCAATTCGATGTAATGAATCCAGTTACGAAGGTTACCAGTCATATACATCTTTGTTGGTACTGCAAGAGGTAATACATTTCTTGCACATTCTTTTGCAATACCTGAAGTAAGCATTTCTTTATAGAGATTCATTCCATCTGTAAAATGCTTTTGCATTTTTAACTCGTAGTCTTGTCTGACAAATGGGTCTATATCATCAATACTATTCTGTCTATTCTTATCATCTTGACGACGTAGTTCTGGCAGAGGAATACTATCTCCAAGTAAAGAGGAGTCAGCATATCTCTGTGAAAATTCTTGAAATGTAAACGACCTATGCCTCAGCACTTGAGCAGCGATGGCACGAGTAGTATGAATCTCTAAAGTCATTGATGCTTGTTCAAAGACAGACCAATGACCGTGCTTGATACAATACTTCAACAGTCCTGAAACCTTTGGATTCTCTTGGTTATTAGGATTACTCACACGAGCAATGTATCCAATGGTCTTCTCTGCATCAGGAGTAACAGAGATTAAACATACTTTAGTCATGAATTCCTTAATAATATACGAAAAATTACATACAATCCCATTGCAGACCAGTATCCTAGGGTTGCTAATCCAAAGAGACCTGGTATACAAGCATTCCATACTAGCATAAGAACTAGAGGTGATAAAAATAAGTTACCAACTGCATTCACAGCTTGTCTACCAGTTTCTATATTCTTTTCTTGTTCTGCCTTCTTATCCAGTTCTTCCTGTTTTATTTCTTCGTCTTCCTTTTTTTGTTCCTCTAAGGCACGTTTATCAAAGTAAATTGTCACTTTTTCCTGCCTTTCTTTGGAGGTTTTGGTTGGTTTGGATCGTTCCATAATTTAGGATTAATTCTACCTTCTGATTGTTTAAATTTTACAAAGTTCTTTTTATAAAGATCATAATAATAATCAAAAAGATCTGCTTCTTTTCCTGAAAGTGCAATGTCAAAACATGATACACCATCTACCTTATACTCAACCAGATAGGCAGAATAAGGTAGAGATGTATCCTTTGCATCATCGACAGTACATTTCTCCTTTAAAACCTTTACTCCTTTCAACCTCTACCTCCCCACTCTATCTGAGGGAATGCTTCTGATACCACTGCTTTAGTGATACGCTTATACTTTTTGTTAAGTCCACCATCCTTAGCAAGAACTATAAGTTCTGCTTCATCCTGATGGAGTCCTTCTAAGAGTTGAACAAACATAGATTCTCGCTTCAGACCTTTGAGTTTAGGTTCTCCACCTTTAAAGAATCTATAAAGACCACGATACTCTTGCTCAAGGCGAGAGTGATCTGTTCCTATAGGTGCATCGTTAGGATTGTAAGGTACATCTCCTTCTGGCATCACCGATTCAATACTCTCATCAAAATTGATGATTAACATCTGTCTGAGAGCATTGCTATTATGTTTACGAAGAAGTTCTACCTTCTCCTTCTTTGTTTTTGCATTAGAGACCTTTCTCAAAATCTCACTGATTAGTAACCTAGGGTTACTGTTGTCCATATTACGTGGCATAATTTAATTCCTGTGATTAGTCTTCTTCTTCATCGGCATCCTCAAACTTCCAGTATGGATTTGTTGGTCTGATGTAGATAAGTTCATCATGTAACATGTTACCATCTTCATCAAACATTTCAGGATGTACAACTGATTTAGAGTATGCTGCATTTTCTATGTAGTCTTCTACATATCCTTTTGCCAACCAAGAAACAGTTACCCCAAGAATAAATGCTCCTATAACAAATAACACAATCAGTGCAATGATGATTGGTTCCATAGGGTTCCTCCGCAGCTATTTTTATTTAGTGTTTATATCAAGTTGTTTTCTCTCAAATATAAAACAGTTTCAGTACAACCACCAAGAACCTTATCATCTAAGATGACTTGAGGAAATGTACTACCAGCACCAAACTGTTCATAGAAACCTTGTCTATCGAAATGTGTATCTAAACGATATTCAGTAAACTTATATCCCTTACCAGCAATAACTGCTTTGACTTTTGAGCAATAGGGACAACCGTTACGAGTGTATACAGAAAAATTCATAAGAAATATGTTTTTAAAATTATAGCATAAAAAAGGAGGGTGTCAAGCACCCTCCTGTAAGTTCCGATTGTAGAGACCGCACGAACGATGTCTCGTCTCTATTTATAATCAGAATGTGAACTTAAGTCCAGCTTTAGCACCCCAGTTACGGATTGTGTCACCGTCAGCGTCTTCGCCAGCAGTTGCACCAGAGATTTCTCCGTAAAGAGAAGTTGCTTCAGCAAGAGCAACAGAAGCACCAACCTTACCAGAGAATTCTGTCTCTGTATCGTCAGCTGTTTCTGAATGGTTCAATGAAGGACCACCTTGTACATAGTATGCAATTTTACCTTCAGTACCTGTTGTACCTTCGTACCCAAGATGTACTTCAGTAGTTGCTGAATCATAATCCCCATCAGGGTATGAAAGATTGCTCTCAACGTTCACGTATGGACCAGCAAAAGCTGCACCAGCGAGAAGGAATGGAGATGCTGCTACTGCAGCGATTGTTGATTTGATTGACATGATTGTTTTAAAGTATCTCGCAAGGCATAAAAATAACCTGCGGATGATAGTCTCCCCGACATGGGAAACTGTATTAACATCTACACAGGGTTACGATTATTTCGAGTCCTTTGTATCAGTATTATTTATAATAACATAACTTTACATTAATGTCAAGAGGGGTTCGGATTATTCAACCTATGCTCCTTTAAACGCTCGTGAGATTTTTTTCTTGATTCTAAAAGCATGTTAGCAACTTTTGCACGAGACTCTTGGTCTTGTTTAGGATTAAGATAATCTATAAGAACATCCATAGGATCTACAATTGCTTCGAACTCAGCATCTCCATCACCAAGAATCTCTTTCAACTCTTTGGGTAAATTTTCGTTTTTAATTTTTGGTAATTCCATTAAGCCTCTTTGTATGTGTACCCTGTAGCATCTCTAGTACTCCAAATTAAGTTACCTCCCTCTATGAAAGGTCTTAAATCTAGAGACGAAGCTATTATAGCATTAGTGGCAACCCCTTGGTTAATTGTTCCAATATCTATGTGAGCAGTACAACGTTGAGGATAGACAACAGATACTATATCCCCAAGGTCTGCTTCATTTCCTAATGGATTGTTTGCATACGCAGTAAAGATTGCAAATTTAAGCGTATTAAAAAGAGTTGAGTCAACAGGACCATTCAATGACCCACCACTGTTAAGATAAAAAAGAACCCAATGAGTCATACCACTCTCATCAGGTGCCCTACCTCTGTTTGGGAAAGTACCTGTGCGTCCAAACCTACCACTGGTATACTCTTCAGCGATTGCTCGGACAATAGGATAAAAATACACTGTAGCATCTGTGTGATCTTCAAATCCCAAATCATTATACTCAGTAAATCCACCTGTACGATTGATCTGTACATTTCTCATGAATGACATGTAAGCATTACTACCACTATTATCATTCAAGCAAAGTCTTTGTCCATTATTTTCAGTTCGTACATTATCTGTATAAAAAGCACTACTTGAATATGTTCTACCTTGTAATCCACCACCCTCTACTTCAATAGTTTTAGTAGTAGAAGCAGCAGATGTAGTCTGAACAAATGATTCTCCACCAATATAATAAGAAACTTGAGACGTACTACCATTAACTCTAATAGTTGCACTCTGACTACCTGTTTGAGAAGCAGTCTGAGTGAATGTTTGACCTAAGAGTATCAAACTTCCAACTGCTCGTCCAGATATACCTGGATTATCATTCCATACAAAATCAAATACAACATCAGCAGATCCTACTCCAGTTATATCGATACCAGTTCCATCAGAACTAAACGTAACACCTATATTTGAACCACCTATCTGAGTAATACCTGAAATAGTCAGACTAGCATTTTCATCAAACCCACCAGAGATGTCATCATCCCATGCAATTTTAGTGGAAGATTCTATTTGATACCCCGAATCGGATGAATTGCCTGTGATTGACCAGTCAACACCAGTAGTAGCAGCAGCCATAGATGTAAAGGTCAATGGAACTTCTCCAAAACCTTCTCCTGTTACTAACAAATCACCATTATTTTCAAACCTAGCTGCAATATTAGATGCACTTGCTTGAGGAGTTAGAGTCCATCCTATACCTGCAGGATTCCTAGTCCAATCATTACTTGTCTGTGACTGTGCTTGATTCTCACAAGTAACTGTTATTACATGAGGACCAGCAGTAAGATTATTAATAGTATATGTTGCTGAACTTGGAGCATTATATGTAGAACTTACAATCTGTGTTCCATCTAATGAAATCGTTCCAGCATCATCCACGGCATATTCCAAAGTATAATTACCTGGAAAAGGAACGTTAATATTATAAGATGTTGTATGAACAGTTCCCTTCAAGACATTATTGTTAGATGGATAGACCAGATATGTATCCGCAAAATCTCCCCAAGAACTATGAGGACCAGATGGAACCCATTCAACTGTTGATGGTGTAACACAACTACTACCTCTACAGATTTTTAGATACCATCCACCAGGATTTCTATCCCATCTGAATGCATCTCCTGTTGGAAGACCATCAGCATCTACAAATCCACCATCATCATTAGTACACTTAACAACCATCTTTAACTCTCCTGCAGTCAAGGATTGTTGTACAGAATATGGAGTACTTAATGCACCTGTGTCAAAAATACCACCATCTCCTGAAATGATAGGTGTATTACTATTGTTTAAAAATACTTGAAAATTATAATCAGCACCACCAGTGAATGTATATGTATCGTCTGCTGGTATATCGATTGTATAAGTTACTTCTTGGGTTGCAGTAGGTAAAGTACAAACTTCTGGGTTAACCCAAACAGCATATTTATTTCCTTCCTCAGACCAATATCCATTTACATTAGTTACCTCTTGTTCTGCTTCAAATCTAGTAATTGATAGTTGTGCATTCCAATCTTGTCCGTCAAGATCATAAAAACCAATATCTTTACTCTGCACTTCATTTCCACCATATCCTGTACCAGGATTAATTGTTAATGGATAATCAACTCCTGGTGAAACTGTAATTACTCCAGATGTTTCTCCGCTTCTTCCTGTTTGATTGAATGTAACACCATCAACAACAACAGAACTCAAAGCAGTTCCAGCAGTGCTAGGATTATCATTCCATCTAAATTTAAGTCCTACAAGACCAGCAGCATCACCAGTTACCCTAAGTTTTATATCACCACCTGATATAATTCTATTCTTAATACGTGTCTGTACAGTATAAACACCTGCACTTAATGTCAAAGGAATAGTTTCCTCTCCTACACCAGTAGAATTGTTATAGTATATCTCTCTGTCAATGATAACACTATTACTAGAGTCTCTAATCTGTATGTAACCATCATTATCAGACTCTATCCTGAGAGAATATGTTACAGAGGAAGGGAAAGTAACACTAGTGGTATGTGTCTGCCACTGTCCAATCAAAGGATCTTCTTCCGTATCTAAAGGTACTGATGGATAGATACCATAATCAATCATGTGTTGTGTCCAACCATTACCAGGATTATTCGATGCACCTACCTGTACCCAACTACCTTTTTTGATAACAGAATTAGTAACCTCTGTTCCTAATTGATCAGTGATACGCCATGCTAGTGTTGCTGGATTAGTATACCAAAGGTTATCTGTGTTAACAACTACAAAATTAGCATTCGTTGTTCCAGAAGTAATAGTTGACACACCACTTCTTACAGGAAACGTTGGTGGTGAAGATCTTTCTGTTAGATATTTCAGTACAAAAGTCCCATCAGATTTATACATCTTCAAAGGAGCTATATTAATGTCTGGTTCAAAAGGAGAACAATCATAAGGACCAATAGTTATAGGATTAAAGTCATCATCTAATCCCCAAGGAGTTGTTGAATGATACTCCCAATCATACTCAGGTTCTATTAAAGGATAACCTGGTGGTATTCCAATTGGAGTTAATAACTCATTTATACAATCATAGTATTCTTGCGTTCCATCAGAAAGAGTTCTAACTCTACATCTTCTAGTAGTGAGTGCAGGGACACCACCATCTAATATACGTTCTATGTCACCATAATCTACAGGACCATAAGTTTCTAGTCTACCATCACCTATAGGAACACACCGACCATCAACACAAATATATCCTGGAGGACAGTCGGCATCTGAAGAGCACCCACGACCAACATCATCATCAGTGACGTAATCACATATTGGACCTATAGGTCCCTCAGGATAATAATACGAAATTGTTGCCATTAAAAAAGAGGGTCTTACCCTCAATATTTATTCTTGCATCGGACTACCGTTTCGGTATCGTGCATTGACATGAATAGATTCGATGAAAGTAACATCGTTCCACTTAGATTCTTTAATTTCATCCATTGCAACTGACACTTTACATTCCTCTGGTTGCTGCAGTAATCCTAAAATTCTATTCATGTCAAGCGATGACAATTCTCCTGAAGTATCCCACTTCAA